ACCAACAAACGCGAATACGTGCGCATGAAAGCCACTAACCCGTTTGCTTTGCAAGTCCAATACCAAGGCACTAACTACAACATTCCTTATGTTGGGCAGTTGCCTGCGGGCGTTGAATACGTGTACGGCAACACCATCGCTTACATGGATCAGGTGTAATGACTGAGGCCGAATTTCGCGCGGCGTTTCCAGAGTTCGCCAACGTCACGACTTATCCGTCTGTGTCAGTTGCAGCCTTGTTAGCGACCGCAACAGTTCGGCTGTCTCCTGAGCTTTGGCAGGACACCTTAGATCAAGGTCTTGGGCTATTCGTGGCCCATTACCTTGCTTTCAATGCCAAACAAACCGCATCACTGGGCGCACCTGTTGCGGTGATGACGGCTAAATCGGTGGATTCCGTCAGCGCGTCTTATGACCCTAAATACACGACATTCGATAATGGCGGATTCTGGAATATGACCAGCTACGGGCAGCAGTTTTTATATCTGGCCCGGATGGTCGGAAAGTGCGCGCCATCGCAGTTTTACGGGGCTTAGCCAGTGTCCGCGACCCTATCAATCAACCGGATGGAGTTGTTAAAAAAGTCCATGTCGGCACTGGAAAAAGCCGGGGTTTTTGTCGGAATTCCGTCAGACAGCGAAAAGAACCGCCGCGATGATACGCCACAATCCAATGCTGAAATAGCATTTATCAATGAATACGGCGAGCCGTCGGAACACATTCCGGCGCGCCCGTTTTTATTTCCCGGCATCATAAAAGCTATGCCGAAAAATCAAAAAATTATGCTTGGAACGCTTAAGCGCGTGTTCACGCTAACCGGTGCGCCGCGCGAAGCGGTCGAGATAGGGCTTAATGCGGTCGGCGTTAATTCGCAGCAAGAAATACAAGATCAGATTGTGAACGGCGATTTTGTCGAACTGTCAAAGTACACCCTGCAACAAAGAAAAGCGCGGGGATTTATGGGTGAAAAGCCGCTGATTGAAACCGGCAGCTTAAAAGCGGCAATCACCTACGTGGTGGACAATGATTAATGTGGCCGACATTGTTACTAGCTCTGATTTCCAACAGCCGATAACCCGTATTACCCGTACTGAAACGGTAAATGGCTATGGCGAATCATCACTGGCGACCGTATCAAGCACGATCATGGCGGTTGTCACCAGTCTGTCAGTCAAGGATTTGATGCGTTTTGAGGACGCGACGGCTTACAAGGACGCCATCAAAGTGACCACCACCACGCCATTAAACGCCGACACCGCAGGCATGCAGCCGGACTTAATTATTTATCACGGCAACAGCTATATCGTGCAATTGGTTAATGATTATGCCGATTTTGGCTACATGACCGCATTCTGCAAACTGATCGATTTACAAAGCTAATGCCAAATACTTCTGCAACTGGCGGGTATCTATTACCGACCAGCGCCGCTTTGCCCGACGATCAGGATTTAGACCGGATTATCCACGATCTTATTGTGGGCGTGACCGGGATTGATCCTACCTTGGTGCGCCCGCGCTGGCAGCCGGAGCCGGCCAACATGCCGCCGTTTAATTCGTCTTGGATTGCCCAAGGCATCACGGACCGGCGCGACGATGCGGTTGCAACACAAACTTTTGTGGACGGTACAGGGATGATCGTTACCCGCAATCAGGAGCTAGACAATCTAATGTCGTTTTACGGGGGCGGCGCCGCGGCGCTTGAATCATTGGTTAGGGATGGCCTGTCCATCGACCAGAACCGGGAAGCGTTAACCGCGCAAAACATCGCCCTGGTTAAAGTCGGAAGCCCGCGCAATGCGTCCATGCTGATTAATGAGCGCTGGCAAAAGCGCATCGATGTTGTAGTCACTTTACGAAGAATCCTGACCCGGATTTACCCGATTTTAAGCCTTACATCCGGCGCGGCTCAAGAGCGCGCCGATTCCTACACCGCCAACATAGTGGTTAATCAATAATGTCTAAATTGCCCGTTTCCTCGCTGGTTAACGTCAGCGTAAATCTAGCCAGCGCCCCGGCGCAGGCACAAAGCCTTTCAAACCTGTTGATCTTGGGTGACTCGAACATTATCGACGTAACCCAGCGTTTAAGAACTTACAGTACACTAACCGCGATTGCCAATGATTTTGGCTCGTCTGCCCCTGAATATCTGGCGGCAGTTGAGTGGTTCGGCCAGTCGCCGCAACCCGGTAATTGCTTAATCGGTCAGTGGTGCAAAACCGCCGTGGCGGGGCGCTTGATCGGCGCATTAATTCCCGCCGCGAACCAGTTAATGTCGGCATGGACCGGCAAAACCACGCCGGGATTTTTGGCGCGCATTGATGGCATCCCTTACGCTATTGCCCCGGCTACGCTGGCGACCGTTACCAACATGAACGGCATAGCCAGCATTATCCAGACCGCTTTGCAGCTGTCGGCGGCATCAAGCACTTGCGTATGGGATGCAAACTATAACCGCTTCGTCTTTACCAGCGGCACCACCGGCGCAACATCCTCATTCAATTTTCTAGCGCCATCGGCAGCGGTTGGCAGTGCGGAATTTTCAGGAAATCCGGCCAACAACGACCTGATCACGCTGAACGGCACAACTGTCACTTTTGTGACCGGAACCCCAACCAGTAGCCAGGTCAAAATAGGCGCAACCTTGGCAGACACACTGGCATCGTTGTTGTCATACCTGCAAGCGTCAACCGATGCACAACTGGTGAAATTCACGTATTCGCTGAATGCGGCCAATACCGCTATTTATTTTGTGGCGGCGACGGCAGGCACGGGCGGCAATGCGTTGACGCTGGCTAAAACGGCAACAGCTATTACCTTATCTGGCTCGACTTTGGCCGGGGCTACCGCGCAGGATATTTCAGGATTGCTGGGCGGTTTGTCAACATCGTCCGGCGCGTATTCGGCCCCTGGCCATGACGCAGAAGCGGCGGTTGATGCGGTAATCGCATTTGATAGCCAATTCGGACAGCAATTTTACGGTGTGTTCGCGTGCGGCGTGGCTGATGCCGACCATCTGGCGATTGCTGCGTACATCGAAGGCGCGAACACCAAGCACGCTTACGGGGTCAACACCCAAGAGGCTGGCGTCTTGGTATCGACCGATACCGCAAACATTGCCTATCAGTTAAAAACATTGGGCTACAAAAAAACCTGTGTCCAGTACAGTAGTTCAAATCTGTATGCCGTTGTCTCGCTCATGGCGCGTATTTTGACGACCGATTACACGGCCAATAAAACCGTCATTACGTTGATGTATAAAACAGAGCCGGGCGTTGTGGCAGAGTCGCTGAACACCAACCAGATGACGGCGTTACTTGCAAATAGATGCAACGTATTCGTGAACTATGACAATAACACCTCCATTATCCAGCCTGGCGTGGTGGCATCCGGTGATTTCATTGATACGATTTTCGGCGCAGATTGGCTGGCGATCGACATCCAAAACACCATTTACAACCTTTTGTATAGCAACCCTACCAAGATCCCGCAAACAGACGACGGCAACAACATTATCGCTACAGGCATTGAAGCTGTGTGCGCTCAAGGCGTAGCTAACGGCTTACTGGCTCCCGGAACTTGGACGCAAGCAGGATTCGGAACGTTGAGACAAGGCGATTTCGTGCCAAAAGGCTATTACATCTATGCGCCGCCGGTTGCATTGCAGAACCCAGCCGACAGGGCCGTGCGAAAGTCGGTGACGTTCCAGGTGGCGGCGAAACTGGCCGGAGCCATTCACACGGCTGATGTCATCGTCAATATCAACCGCTGATAGTCATATAACCCATTCAAATAAACCCGCTTTGAGCGGGTTTTTACCTAAAATTTAAGGATCAATTATGGCATCCGGAAAAACTTACAGCTTTCTTGACACCCACGCGGCCATTGTTGGTGTTGGTGGGGCTTTCTCGTTGTCCAATGGCGCAGCAGAAGAGGGTATCACCATCGAAATGCGCGCCGACAAAAATGACCTGATTATTGGCGCTGACGGCTCGGGGCAGCACAGTTTGCGCGCTGACAAATCGGCGACCATTACTGTTAAATTGCTGAAGAACTCGCCGACCAATGCGCTGTTGTCGGCCATGTACAACATTCAGCAAACGTCCAGCTCTCTATGGGGGCAGAACGTAATTACTATCGTGTCATCGATAGGGGATGCAATCACCGCAACCGGCGTAGCGTTCAAGCGTCAGCCTACCGTTGTTTATGCGGAAAAAGGCGGCATGAACGAATGGCAGTTCGAAGCGATCGAGGTTAACGAGCTATTGGCAGCGAGCATTATTTAATGGCGGCGGAATTTGACATTAACGGAATCACTTACACCAGTTTGCCGTTAGACGCATTCACTCAGCTGCACGTATGCCGTAAAACCGCGCCGCTGTTCGTGGGAATGGCAAAAGAGCTCGCCTCCATCGTGCTCCTGCACGACATTCCCGATGATGATCTGGAGTCCGTTCTTAAGCGGATTATGCCCTTTATACGGCGCAAGGATTCCGGCACCTGGGCGGCGATTTACAACAAAGACGCCGGGGTGTTCGCGTACTCTGACATTGATTCAGGCGTCATGCTGGAAATCATGTTCAACGTGCTGATGAATTATATTCCCCCTTTCTTCGACGCTGTAGACCGTCTGGCGTTAGGTATACAGCAGGAGACAGCCGACACGCCGACATAGAGGAATCGTTTCTGATGCGTCCAGTTGCCGCCGGGATGTGCCGGTATGAATCGCTTAAAGACGGAACGCTGTCCCTGCTCGATTTTGCCATTATGAATGATTATCTCGACGTTAAATATTGGAATGAATCCCTGGAGAATGAGCGATGAGTGAAACACTCCAAGAGTTTCTGGTAAAAATCAAATACCAGCAGGACGAGTCCTCGCAAAAAAAAGCGCTGGACGGCGTTGAGTCGACCGGCAAAACCATATTAAAGCTGGGCGCGGCGACTGTTGCGGCGGGCGTTGCGGTGGCATCTGCTACGCTGAAATATGCGCAAGGCATGAACTCGACGTATCTTGCCACGCAGCGACTGGGCATGGGCATCAAAGAAATGCGCTCGATGAGCAATGCCGCCTCGGAACTTGGCACATCCGTTGAGGACATGCAAGGCAGCATGGGTGGATTGGCCTCGTTCATGCGCCGGAATCCGTTTGGCTCGAAAGACTTTTTAAAGGGTCTGGGTATTGATGTTAAGCCCGGTGAAAGCACCGACCAGATTATGATGGATCTGGCGAAACAATGGCAATCGCATACCGACCCGCAGCAAAAAGCTCTTGATTTAGCGAACGCTGAAATGATGGGCATATCCGAAAGTGCGTATTTGGCGATGGCGGATAAGAAATTCACCGCGCTCAAGAACCAGCACGACGAGGCGCAAAAAGACAGCAACTTTCAAGAGGCCGGCAGAAAATCAAACGAGATCATCAAGTCCATTGATTTGATGCAGGATCACTACGAGACCGCATTATCAAAAGGCATGATCCCGGCGCTCAATGAAGCGCCACCACTGATTGACAAGTTAACCGCAGTGATTGATGACACCAACCCGTCATTGGTTGCAACCACATCATTATTTAGCTCGTTAACCGGCGCCTTGGAGACCTTTGCGGCGGGTGGACTGGCATTAAAAACGTTATTCGGGCTGGGCGCGGCAAAGGCGGCTATCCCAGCAACGGCGGAAGCAGCTGGCGCAGGTGCGGCGACTGGCGGCGGCTGGTTGTCAGCTATCGTATCAAGACTGTCCGGTGTTGGCATGGCGCTTTACAGTCCGGCGCTGAACGAAAATGAAGATATCGAAGTCAA